CATGGTTACTTTAGGAATAGCAGCACATCGTAATTCCTTTAACACAGCTGAAGGAATAAAATTAGAGTATGTTGATCCTGCGGATTTAGTTTACTCTTATACTGAATCTCCTCATTTCGATGATTTATATTATGTAGGAGAGGTTAGAAGAACTACTATTACAGAATTAAAAAAGCAATTCCCAGATCTTACTACTCAGGATATTGAAGAGATAGAAGGCCTTAATTCTAACGCAGCTAACTTTAATAGATTCTATTCGTATTACGAGACAGAGGACACTAATAATGTACATGTTCTTTATTTTGAATACAAGACTTTTAAGAACCAGGTTTACAAGTTAAAAGAAACTGCTACTGGAGCTGATAAAATAATACAAAAGGACGATACGTTTAATCCTCCTAAAGATAAGAGAGCTAGATTTGAAAAAGTTCAACGCTCTATAGAGGTTATTTATTCTGGAGTTAAAGTCGTTGGCCTTAATAAAGTTCTAAAATGGGAGATGGCTGAGAATATGGTTCGTCCTAAATCAGACACCACTAAAGTCCAGATGTCTTACAATATTGTCGCCCCAAGAATGTACAAGGGTCGCATAGAGTCTCTTGTCAGTAGAATGACCACATTCGCTGATATGATTCAATTGACTCACTTAAAAATACAGCAGGTGTTATCTAGAATGGTTCCAGATGGAGTGTATCTAGACGCTGATGGTATTGCTGAGATAGATTTAGGCAATGGAACGTATTATAGCCCTCAAGAGGCTTTAAATATGTATTTCCAGACTGGTTCTGTTATCGGTAGGTCAATGACCAGTGACGGTGAGTTTAATCACTCTAGAGTTCCAATTCAAGAATTACAAACATCGTCAGGGGGAAATAAAATACAAAGCCTTATAGCGTCCTACAATTACTACCTAAATATGATTAGGGACGTAACTGGATTGAACGAAGCTAGAGACGGATCTACTCCTGACAAAGATGCATTGGTTGGACTGCAAAAGCTTGCTGCTGCAAATTCAAACACAGCCACAAGACATGTAGTGCAAGCTATATTATATTTAGCTTTAAAAGCCGCTGAATCATCTTGCTTGAGAATGTCCGATGTGTTAGAATATGGAAACACAACCGCATCCTTTATCTCTGGAATAGGGAAACTAAATGTTGGAACCATAAAGGACATACAGAACTTACATCTTCATGATTTTGGAATATTCTTGGAATTAGCTCCAGATGAGGATGAGAAGCAAATGCTTGAAAACAACATACAAATAGCTTTACAGAGAGACCAGATATACCTTGAGGATGCTATTGATGTTAGGGAAATAAAGAACTTGAAGCTTGCAAATCAGTTATTAAAGCTTAGGAGAAAGAAAAAGCAAGAGGAAGATAGAGTTAGGCAATTGGAGAATATGCAAGCTCAAACACAATCCAATATTCAATCCTCGCAAGCTGCCGCAGAAGCTGATATGCAGAAGAAACAGGCTTTATCTCAGATGGAGGCTCAACTGGAACAAGTAAAGGCTCAATTAGAGATGCAGAAGCTTGAAAGAGAGGCTCAATTGAAGAAAGAGCTAATGATGCATGAGTTTGAGCTTAACATGAGGCTTAAACAAGCTGAGATGCAGGTAATTAATGAAAGAGATAGCTATAAGGAAGATCGCAAAGATAAGCGTACTAAAATACAAGCTACTCAACAGTCAGAACTTATAGACCAAAGAAAAACCAATAAGCCTCCAAAAGATTTTGAATCAGCTGGGTTTGATACAATGGGAGGTTTTGGATTAGAACAATTTGAACCCAGATAAAATTATATCATATTATGTCAGAAGTACAAGAACAATTACAGAAAGAACAAGAAGGCTCCATTAAAGAGAAAGAAACTAAGGTTTTAGAAAAGGCTGGAGTAAAGTTCGAAGATAACACTTATAAAATAGATTTAAGAGATGCCGTTCAAGAGCAAAGCGCAGATGAAGTACCTGTTCGCAACGAATCCGAAGTTAGCGAAAAAGTGGAAGAACAAGTACGGAGTACCCAAGAACCTTCCAAAGAAGAAGGGCAAGTCTTAGAGCTAATAACAGAAGACAATGCACAAGAACAACAAAAAGAAACCTTGCGGGTGCAAGAAGGCGATGAGAAACAAGCCCCTAGCCAGCAGGTTAATGAAGAAAAACAAAAAGTAGACCTCCCTGACAACATCCAAAAGGTTGTTGATTTCATGAATGAGACTGGAGGAACTCTTGAAGATTATGTACGTCTCAATGCTGATTATTCTAAAGTCGATGAAAAGACATTATTAAAAGAGTATTATAAGCAAACAAAACCGCATCTAGACGGAGAAGAGATTGATTTCTTGCTAGAAGATAAGTTCTCTTACGATGAAGATTTAGATGATAATACAGATATTAAAAGAAAGAAATTAGCTTACAAAGAAGAGATTACTCAGGCTAGAAAATTCCTCAACAATCTGAAGGATAAATATTACGATGAGGTTAAGTTGACTTCTCGTTTGAATCCTGAACAAGCAGAAGCTATTGAATTTTACAATCAATATAAACAACAGCAGAATGAACTAACTGCTGTGCAGCAGAAACAGTCAGAACAGTTTACTAAATTAACTGAACAAGTTTTCAACGAAGATTTCAAAGGTTTTGATTTCAAGGTAGGAGAGAATAAGTACAGATTTAAAGTAAATGATGTTCAACAAACTAAGAAAGTTCAAAGTGATATTATAGAGTCGTTTAGGATGTTCCTAGGCGAAGATAACTCACTAAAAGACGCTCAAGGTTACCACAAGGCTTTATTTGCTGCTAGAAACGCTGACACGATAGCCAGTCATTTCTACGAACAAGGGAAGGCTGATGCAATTAGACAGCTAGAAGCTGAATCTAAAAACATCAATATGGATCCAAGGAGAACATCTCAAGGGATTATAGAAACCTCAGGAGTAAAAGTAAGGGCCGTATCAGGGGAAGACAGTTCAAAATTAAGAATAAAAATAGGAAAATAAAAAATAAGAAAAAATGGCAATTACCGCAGGTGGAAACCTAATATTAGCAAATGCTTCGCCAGTAAAACAGACTCTGGCGAGCAATTACATTGATTTTACCGCATCCGGAACCGCTGGATGGGCACAACAATACTTACCAGACCTTTATGAGGCTGAAGTAGAGCGTTATGGAGATCGGACTTTATCTGGCTTTTTAAGAGCCACTAGCTCCGAAATGCCTATGTCTTCTGACCAAGTTATTTGGACGGAGCAAGGTCGTCTTCATATTTCATACACTAACGCATCAAATAGCACTGTCGTGGCTACTGCTGCTTCAAACACAATCACCCTTCCTGCTAATCATGCTGTTCGCGTTGGGCAAACAATTATAATTAAAGGAAAAGCAACAGGCCGTACAGGGATTACTAAAGCTTATGTTAGCAATGTATCTGGAGCGACAGTGACTGCGCTTCCTTATGACGCAGCTAGTTTAGATGTGCCTTATAATTCTGGAGACGCTATTGATTTATTTGTTTTTGGTTCTGAGTTTGGAAAAGGAACCCTTGGAATGAGTGAAGCTGTTACGCCTCAGCATATCTCATTAACCAATAAACCAATCATCCTTAAAGACAAGTATGAAATCTCTGGTTCTGACGCATCTCAAATTGGATGGGTTGAAGTGACTGGAGAGTCTGGTCAAACTGGATACTTATGGTACATCAAGGCTGAAGGTGATACTCGCTCTCGTTTTGAGGACTACATGGAAATGTCTATGGTTGAAGCTGAAAAATCTCTTTTAGACGCAGACCCAGGCACAGGAGGAAACCAAAATGCAGCAGCTTATGCAGCTGGTGTATTTGGTACAGAAGGATTCTTTTCCGCTATAGAAAGCCGTGGACACGTAACTGATGAAGTTACTGGCTCAAATGCGTCTAATGATTTAGCTTCTTTCGATGCTATCTTAAAACTATTAGACAAAGAGGGGGCAATCGAGGAAAACATGCTTTTCTTGAATCGGGATGTGTCTCTTGGCATCGACGACATGCTTGCCGCTCAAAACTCTTATGGTGGTGGTGGTACTTCTTTTGGAGTGTTTAATAACTCTGAGGATATGGCATTGAATCTTGGATTCTCTGGATTCCGTAGAGGTTCTTACGATTTCTATAAGACTGATTGGAAGTATCTTAACGATGCTACAACTCGTGGTCTTGTAGGTGGTGTTCGTGGAGCTCTTGTTCCTGCTGGTACTTCAACTGTTTATGACCAAATTCTTGGTAAAAACTTGAAGCGTCCATTCCTTCACGTTCGTTATCGTGCTTCTGAAGCTGATGACCGTAGAATGAAGACTTGGATCACTGGTTCAGTAGGTGGAGCTTCTACATCTGATTTAGATGCAATGCAAGTACACTATCTATCTGAAAGATGTTTGATTGTACAAGGCGCTAACAACTTTATGTTATTCGCATAAACATTAATTTAGGTTGGTTGGGGGTCGCTTAATGCGGCCTCCATCTTACCTTTTTATTTATTTAATATTATTATATCATGGCTACAAATAAAGAAAATTGGATTCCAAAAGATAGAGTATATGTTTTAAAAGGAAATAAAACACCGCTAACATATATGATTAGATCTAGAGACATATATTACTATGACGAAGAGTTGGGGTACGAAAGAGAGTTAAAACATACTGCCAATCAAAAAACTCCTTTTGTTGACGAATTTAAAGGCGAATCTAGGCTAGACCACATTATTTTTAGGGATGGAGTCTTAAATGTTCCAAAAGAAAAACAAGCATTACAGAAATTATTATCTCTGTATCATCCAGATTTAAATCAAAAATATTACGAATTTGATCCACAAGCAGAAGCTATAGATGAAGTTTCTATTATAGAATTGGAAATTGAAGCCCTCAATACTGCTAAAAACATGGATATAACAGCTGCGGAAGCTATTGTTCGTGTTAATGTTGGGTCTGAGGTAAGTAAAATGACATCTCAAGAAGTTAAGCGAGATTTGCTTATATTTGCTAAAAACGATCCACAAGGATTCCTTGAATTAGCTAACGATGAAAACGTAGCTGTACGAAACATCGGATTAAAAGCAGTAGAACAAGGAATTATAAAATTATCAGATGACCAGAGAACATTTAAGTGGTCGTCTAATGGAAGGAATCTGATGACGGTTCCTTTTGATGAAAATCCTTATTCCGCATTAGCCGCATGGTTTAAAACGGATGAAGGTGTTGAGGTTTACTCAGCGATAGAGAAAAAATTGAAATAACCGATGGGGCTTCGGCCCCATTTTATTTATAAAGCATGGCTATTAATGTAAATAAGGTTTATAGGGTTGTATTAGCAATCTTAAATAAAGAACAAAGGGGTTATTTAACCCCAGACCAATTTAATCGCATTGCTAGGCAGGCTCAACTAGATTTATTCGATAAGGCATTTTACGACTACAATAGAGCCTTACGTAAGCAAGCTAATGGGGACTTCAGGGAGTTTGCTGATATTGCTTCAAAGATAAAAGAGAAGATTGACATATTCTACACATCGTCAACAGTAAGTCATACGGCAGGAACTGCGACAGCTCCAGCTAATATTTATATGCTTACTGGAGTTTATTCTACAGATAGGCTAAAAGAGTTTGAGGAAGTCAAGAAAGAAGAGATTCCATATCTAACAAGCTCTAAATTAAATCAACCAACGTCTACATATCCAGTATATTATAGTGAAGGGACATCTATAAAGATATTACCTACTACTTATGCTGGAAGTATTTTGGTTGATTATGTTACAATGCCTTCAGATCCTATATGGGGATATACTGGTGGCGGAGCTAGCGCTTATGTATATAGCTCTGGGGCATCGACAGATTTTGAAATACATGAATCTGACGAGGTTGATTTGGTTACAAAAATATTAGCCTATTCAGGTGTAATAATAAAAGATCCTACTGTAATTCAAGTTGCAGCTCAGAAAGAAGGTAATGATTTTAACCAAGATAACATATAATGGGGTTAATAACAGATAATCAAGAAACATATTACACTGGCTCAGATTTCGGAGGTTACAGATATATCCCACTAGAGGATGTTGTAAATAACTTCATGTTCTCTTATGTTGGTGAAGGAAAGATAATTGGTAGGGCAAGTAGAAGAGACGTTGTGTTTCATGTTAAGAGAGCTATGCAAGAGTTTGCTTATGATGTAACAAAGGTTGAGAAGATACAGGAATTTGATGTTCCTGTAACGCTGTCTATACCAATGCCTCAAGACTATGTTAATTATGTTTCAATATCTTACGTTGATAATGCTGGGGTTGAGCATCCAATACCAAGGGCTAGGATAACATCCGCTCCGTCAGAGGCTATTGTTCAGGATAGTGATGGAAACTATACTTACGATGGAAGTGGTAATTTAGTTACTGCAACTCCAGAAACTATAACAAGATTCAATGCATCTCAAGTAAACGCATTGGCAAGCTCTCAAACTAATGATGATTATTTCTATAACACAAACTTCTCCGATGAGACCATGATTGGAACTGGAGGACGCTATGGAATTGATCCAGAATTAGCTAACAGGAATGGACTATTTATTATAGACGAGCTTAACGGAAAGATAAACTTCAGTAGTAACCTAGTTAATACAACTGTTACTATAAAGTATATATCTGATAGTCTTGGTGATGATAGTGAAATGAGGGTTCATAAGTTTGCAGAAGAAGCCATTTACAAGCACGTAGCTTACGCTATTTTGTCTTCAATGTCTAACATACCAGAGTATGTTGTAAATCGCTTTAAAAGGGAGCGTAGAGGTGCTATGAGGCAGGCTAAGTTAAGACTATATGACTTAAAGATGGCTGAGATGACAAACTTAATGAGGAATAAGTCTAAGCAAATTAAACATTAATTAAATGCCAGAGATTAAGAATACTTTCCTTGCTGGTAAGATGAATAAGGATAGGGATTTGAGATTAGTTCCTGAAGGGGAATATCTTGAAGCCCTTAATATTCAAATAACCAAGTCTGAAGCAAACGATGTTGGAGTTATACAGAACATAGTTGGTAATCAATTGGCTCACACGTCATTAGGGTTAGCCTCTGGTTATGAAGTTATAGGGTCTTTCTTTGACGAAAGAAATAATAGAATTTTTTGGTTTGTAACAAACGACACAAATAATTATATATACCTATGGAATGTTGGAGGAGCTAATGCTACCGCTATAGTATCTGGAATATTCCTTAACTTTAATAAAAATAATAAAATAACAGGCGTTAATCTTCTTGAGGATTTATTATTTTGGACTGATAATAGAAATCAACCTAGGAGGATAAATGTAGTTACAGCTATAGGAAACAATAGTTATTATAATTCTGAAGCTAAAATTAGCGTGGCTAGAATAGCCCCTTGGAAAGCTCCGACAATTATAAATACATATCACGATACTTCTATTCAGTCTAGGTTGATGGAGGAAGAGTTTGTAAGATTTGCTTATAGATATAAATTTTCAAACAACGAATATTCTATTATATCTCCATTTTCTCAAATTGTTTTTGAATTAGGAAATGAATCAACATCAACAAATGTAATAAGTCAATCAGATGAAAATAGAATATTTCAATCTTCTGAAAACTTTAAATTTATAAATAGAATAAATAAAGTAGATCTTGGAATACACGTTTTTTCTCAAAACCCAATCTCAGATTACGAAATAGTATCAGTAGAAATATTATACAAAGAATCCGATTCAACAGCTGTTAGAGTTGTTGACACTGTAAAACTTACAGATGGATTGTCTTCTGATACGTATACATATACGTACAGATCTACACCTCCAAAATCAACGCTCCCTGAAGATCAAATAACTAGAGCTTTTGACAATGTGCCTATTAAGGCATTAGCTCAGGAGGTAGCTGGTAATAGAGTTATTTATGGCAACTTTACTCAAAATTATGAAGTTCCAACTTTATTTTATTCAGTTTATTCATCTATAAAAAATGATTCAAAATATCCTCATCATTCTGTTAAACAAAGAAGAGATTATGAGGTTGGGATTGTTTTAGCTGATAAATACGGAAGAACATCTCCTGTTATATTATCTAATTCATCTAGGGTAACTTCAGTCGCAAAGAATGAAAATTTTGATTCATTATCATGGCCTGGAGATAGCTTAAAGATAATATTCACAGCTAATGCTGTTGGAGGTGATTTATATAATCCTAATAGCGCAACAGATGATTTAGGATGGTATTCTTATCGCGTTGTTGTTAAACAAGTGGAACAGGAATACTATAACGTATATAATCCAGGAATAACAAGAGGGTATTTAACAATATATAATGATAATATAAATAAAGTACCTAGAAACACAAGTGACTCAATAGACTCTGACGATTTATATCCAACAGATGTTAGATTATATCCTAAGCTTATAAATTATTCAAGCGGAAGTATTGCTCAGGCTATATTACAAAAAAATTCAAATGAAGGTTTGTATAATATAGAATCAATAGGGACTGCAGATGCATTTGACTTGTATGATGCTGATACAGTTGATAAATCGCTTGGTTTTTATGAACAAAGAAAATTTCACTTACTTGGAAAGCTAGAAGAAGGTATAATTGGTAATAATCAAAATACTCCATTCAATGGCGTATTATCTGTTTTTGAAACAGAACCATTTAGATCTACTTTAGATATATACTATGAAACATCAACAAGTGGGTTGATTCATGAGTTAAATGCCTCTCAAAATATAAACATATCAAACGTACTTGTTGAGCCAGAGGGTTATGGTTCTGGTGTAGAAGGAGCTTTAACTGTAAAAGAATCTACACCAATAGGAAGCTACATTGCTAGATTAAGAGGAATAGATCAAAGTTCAGGATTAGATGTTGATGGAACTACTTTTGCATTAACAAGTTCTACAGGTCAATTCGCTATAGAAAAAGACCCTTTAGATGGCTATTACAAGATAAAAACATTGGTTTCATTCGTTGCTGGACTAAGCGGACCATACAATCTTAACATAACCCCTTCGTTTGGAGGCTCTAGTTTTCAACAAGACACAAGTACCGTCACTATAACCCATTCAACTCCGACGATAACTCAAATGGGGTCCATTTCGATAGCTAAAGATTTTTACTCCGTTAGCACTGCCCCACACACAGTATTTACATTGAGTGTAACAAATGGATCTTCTACAACTGGAATAAATAGATATTTCGGAATAAGTTCTTCAGATATAACATATCAAGAGTATCACGATGGAGTTCTTCAGACATCTGCATTTATTTTTGGATATACATATTCTAATGGTCAAGTATTTTTAAATGCTGTATCAGGAACTACAACACATTCCGGAAAATACATAACCGTAAAATTAACATTAACAAATGGAGGTTTAACAACAACTTCTGAAGGGATAATATATATAAGTAACACTACTGGTGGAGGAAGTGGATTAACCGCAATAAATATGAAATACGACCTAAATGCGTCAGAGTACCTATATGCAAATACCCCGTCCGGGGGAGACTCCACTAGAGCAGCTTGTCCTAATTTATCCCTATTCCCTTATCAGGGTGACCTTTACGTTGACGCAGGAGTAGCAATAACAAGCGGACCACAATTATATGGAACTTCAGACGGAAAAAAGCTCGCCTCAAGCGGCTGGTATATAGAATCTAATGGTAATACAGCTGGCAAATGGCTTAAAGTTCAATCCGGAACAGATGCTGATGGAAAAATAACTTATATAGGATATTGGGATATTTTACCAACTACTTGTACTACATAATATGGCAAAGATAATTCAAGTACAATACTACAATACAATCATAGTCAAGCCAGACGGAACGAATGGTAATTGGCATATAGAAGAGTCTAGGATTAAAGGGGCTTATAACGCTAAATCTATGGATTATGGCGTTAGGGCTCATATTGTAGATGAAAATTACGATGTTCAAAATAGGACGAATAGCCTTATATACTCAGGTATATACAACAACAGAACTGGAGTAAACAATACAAATCAATTCCCAATAGACAAGCCTATAACGCTGTCTGTAGATATACAGCAAGGATCCATACAAAAATTATTCGCTGAAGATCAGATACTTAATATATTCCAAGAGGAGAAAGTTAGATATGTTCCAATTGATAAGGATATAATATATACAGCCGAAGGAGTTCCAATATCAACATCAACAAACGTATTTTTAGGCGATATAGTATCTTATGGAACTAACTATGGAATTGGAAAGAATCCAGAGAGCTTTAGTTATTATGCTGGAAGAAAATATTTCGTAGACAAACCAAAAGGGGCTGTATTGAGGTTATCTAGAGATGGCATAACTGAAATATCAAACTACGGGATGCGTAGCTTCTTTAGAGACAACCTATCTGGTTCAAGTGAAATACATACTGCATGGGACGTACACAACAAAGAATTGGTTTTAACATGCATAAAGCCATCTGACAGCTTCACCATTTCATTTGATGAGTCTGTTAATGGATGGGTTTCATTCTACAGCTATATACCACAAGGATTCTCTGGAAGTTTAGATGGTAATTTCTATACATTCAAAAACAACAATATATACGAGCATTATTCAAATCCAGAAAGCTACAATAATTTCTACGGAACCTCTTATAGTTCTGTAGTTGATTTTGTATTTAACAGCCAGCCTTCAGTAAATAAAAACTTTTATACTATAAATTATGAAGGAACAGATTCGTGGAATATAACTAATATAATAACGGATTCAGATTCAGCTGAGAATATACCGGCTTATAATATAAGTAACCAAGACTTAATAATATCTGGATTCCAAAAAATACATAATAAATACTATTCCAACATAATGAACTCTACAACGTCTAATCCAAATGAGGTTGTATTTGGAGCTGAGATGTCTGGAATAAAAGGATTCTTTGCATCAATGAAGATACAAACATCGTCCACATCCTACAAAGAATTATTTTCAGTATCAACAAATTACAATATAAATACTTACTAATATGAACGA